TGGTGTCTTAAAAAAAGCTAGAACTTTTAAAGAAGATGTAAAGGCAATTGAATCTGGAGATTCTTTTGCTTCAATAGTTAATCTTAATGAAGGCAAACTTAGTGATAGATATGAATCTGGAGCGTTAAATGATTATTTGGCGAAAAAAGGTTTTTATGTAGATGATGACAAGTTTGGAAATGTAATTTTTGGAAAAGATAAACAATCTGTTGAATATTTAAAAAATGCAAAAAACCCATATGAGTATGGCAAAGCATACGGATACTCTGATGCTGATATAGCTAAGTTTTACGAAACTAGGCGAGGCGGTAATGAAATGTGGGAAAGCGAGTTTTTAAAAGACAAAAATTCATCAAGGAGAGAAGTAATGGGAGCAGGGGCGATTGTAAAAGCAGGAGTTGAATCGTTTGAGAACGCTGTTAAAGCGTACAAAAAGAACAAATCTACAATAAAGGGAGCTGAAAGAAAAGCGTTCCCTGGGGTTTATGACGATCCTGCAAAAATAGCCAAAATTGCTTCGGAAAGAAGCGCTCCTGAAACACCAGCAATGAAAGAACTGTTTGGTGTTGATCGTAGAGAGCTTTATGAGATGTCTCAAGAAAGAGGGCTTGGTGGTGAGTCAGTGTTTCAGCGAGGTGCTAAAGCAAGAGGCGCTAAGGCAGCCGAACCTATTATGCAACCTGCTAATACCCAAAGAGTTACTGACATTCTCACTGAGGGCGGAAAATACCCTGAGATATATGAAGGGATGGATGCTTGGTATAATTTGGACCCTCTGTACAATCAGTTTGTTAAGCTGTTTGGAAAAGAAGAAGGAGCCAGGCGTTTTAAGCAGTATAACGCATTTAGTGGGATGTCTAGTCCTATGTCTGATGTGCTGACAGAAACCAGCAGAGGAACTGCTGCTAACTGGCTTCATAACCAGGGACGTTTTGAAGACTTTGTTAAGTACGGAGGTAAAAGAGGAGACCAACCTGGAGAAACACCTCGTCCACCTGGGATGGGTGACTATCCTGGTCACATGGCACACACGACTGCTCAGACTCCTGCTATGCGTAAATACATAGCTAATGCTGGAGCTGTGGACATGAAATCTCCTAAGGTTCCTGTCTACATCCAGGCTGCTCTTCCTGAAGAGTTAGGAGGATCTTGGAGAGTTCCTGTAGGGGATGCTCACTGGTCCAGGGCTGTCGGATTACCTGACACAAGAAATTTAAAAAAAGTTGATGGTGTGTATAAGGTTAATGATGCTTCGGTATCTCCTTCGGAGCTAGGTTCACTAACTCCCTGGTTTTCATCAATTGCTGATGATGTAGGAATACTTCCTGTACCTGCTCAGGCTAGATTGTGGGGAACAGCAAGCCACGCAACAGGGGTTGAGTCACCTATTGGAGCGTCTAAGTTAGAGTTAGTAGCAAACAAAATATACGACCAAGCCCAGAAAAGAGGCGTTGATCCTAAGCTGTTTAGAGATTACGTTTTAGCAGGAGGTGATGTTAAAAAGTTAGGTTTAAGCTCTGCTGCGCTTGCGTCATTAGTTGGTATTCCTGCACATGCTAGTGAAAACGCACTAACAGAAGCTGGTGGGATGTTGTCAGGAACAGATCTGTCATTAGCTCGCAGAGATGATAGACCATTTTTTAAGACTATGGGAGAGTACGGATTATCAGCACTTAGAGGGATACCGTTAGGCATTATAGATACGGCTTATGCTATTGAAGACGCTGCCAAATATCTTGGGATGATGCCTGACAATAGTGCGTATGTTCCAAGTTCGGTAAGCGAACAAACAAGAGAAAACATGAGAAACCTAATTCCAGATTATGAAGCAAAGTATGCAACTGATGAGGACAAAAGTATTTTTGAATTTTTAGGTGGTTTATTTTCTCCAATTTAAGGAAACAATATGAGTCGAATGCCGGAGTTTATAGATAGAATAAACAATCCACAAAACTATCCTTACATTGATAAGACAGAAAAAGGTGCGTTCATGGATCAAGAAAGATACGCTACGCATTTAATGTCTAACACTACGGTAGACGGCAGACCTATAGCTTTTCCTATGATCCAATATATACCTGAAACTGGAGAGCTTTATGAGTTTAAAGATTTTAAAAATGCTAGGGATCATGCTATGCGTACAGGAAACTTTAAAGAGTTTAAAACAGAAGATGAAGCACTAGACTACGCTAAGAATTATAAAAAAGGTACTCCACTAGAAAAATTCAAACCTGGGAAATAAAAATGGCTGAGAACTATAATACAGATTTCATGGAAGAAGAAGCACCTGAAACACAAAGTGAGAAAGAGCTGGTGTCTTTCGTGGTTGACCACTGTGACAGGTGGAGAGACTGGAGGGATACTAATTATGAAACCAAGTGGGATGAATATGAAAGGATATACTATGGAGTTTGGAGCGCGGAAGATCGTACAAGGGACAGTGAGCGTAGTAAAATCATTAGTCCTGCTACCCGTCAAGCTGTTGATAACCGGGTTGCGGAAACTATGGAAGGCTTTGCTGGATCCGGAAAACTGTTTGAAATAAGTGATGATGGTTTAGATCAGAATCCTGCTGACGTTGAACAGATGCAACGTCTTTTATTAGAAGACACTCATAATAATGCTTATTTAAACAACGTATCATCTATTGTTAAACTTTCCGAGATATACGGTACTGGTATTGGTGAAATTTTAGTAAAAACTGAAATGGAAAGAGTACCTACTACCCAGGATATACCAGAACAAGGTATCTCAGAAGTTGGCGTTACTGAAAGAGAAAAAATATCTATAAAAGTTAAACCTGTAAACCCTAGAAATCTTTTAATTGATCCTAACGCTGACTCGGTAGATGAATCTTTAGGTGTAGGGGTAGAAGAATATCTCAGCTATCACCAGGTAGTTCGAGGAATTACTTCCGGGGTTTATAGGAACGTAGATGTTAAACCTTCTTATGATAATGACGATTTAGATGATTCACAGCTTGATTCTACTCAGTATCGAGACGATAAAGTTAAGGTTATTCGTTATTATGGGTTAGTACCTAGAGATTTATTAGAATCTTCAGGTGAAGTAGAGCAAAAAGCAGAAGAACTGTTCCCGGATGATGATGAAGCTGCTGAATTGTCTGATTTAGTCGAGGCTATAGTAGTTATTGCTAACGATTCTCAGCTTTTAAAGGCAGAACGATCTCCATACATGATGGAAGACAGACCTATTATTGCGTATAGACCTGAGGTTCGTCCAGGACGTTTCTACGGTGTTGGAACAGTCGAGAAGGCATATAATATGCAAAAAGCTATCGATGCCCAGCTACGCTCTCATATGGACTCTCTGGCACTGACTACAGCACCTATGATGGGTATAGACGCGACAAGATTACCGAGAGGTATGAAGTTTGAAGTTAGACCTGGTAAAAACATACTAACTAATGGCAATCCTACAGAAATCTTACAGCCGTTTAAATTTGGGAGTACGGATGCTTCTAACTACGACACAGCAAAAGGTTTTGAAGCAATGCTGCTACAAGCTACAGGCACACTAGACTCGGCAGAGTTGGTCAAGAGTGCAGCAGGAGGTGCAGGACAGAACAACGGCATGGGAATGTCGTTAGCTATGTCTGCCATCGTTAAAAAGAACAAGGTAGCGATGGCTTCGTTTCAGGATGACTTCATCATTCCAATGGTTAAGAAAGTTGCGTATCGGTATATGCAGTTTGACCCAGAACGCTATCCAATGAAAGACTTCAAGTTTACTACGATGTCTTCCATTGGTGCTTTAGCTAGAGAGCATGAGCAGCAGCAGTTGATTGGTCTGTTACAGACACTGGGACCAAATTCACCTATTGTTCCTGTCATTCTTAAAAGCATAGTGTCTACCTCTGGTCTGTTAAACAGAGAAGAGCTAGTGGCTCAGTTAGATCAAATGTCTCAGCCTAATCCACAGGCTCAAGAAATGCAGATGCAAGCACAGCAAGCTCAGTTGCAGTACCTGGCAGCTCAGACTGCTGAGTTACAGGCTAGAGCGCAGGAGTCTGTAGCTGATGCTCAAGAGGCACAGGCTAATGCTCAGAAGATAATGATTGAAGCGTCTTTAATGGAGGACAAGGTTAAGACTGACATGATTAGAAACTTGTCAGCTAACATTAAAGATGAGGACACTGAAGAGTTTCAGAAGAGAGCTAAGATTGCTGATCTAATGATTAAAGAAAAAGATATTGAATCAAAAGAAAGGATAGTCAATAAGCAAATGCAAGAGAAAAGGATGACTCAATAAAGAGAGGGGCTTACGCCCCTTTCAAGAAATTGGTTAATGTTTTTGGCAAGCCTTCCGAGTAGGTCCAAGAAGCAAACTCTAAGACTTGTTTTTTACATCTTGTTATTGGATTACCTCTTTGGGGATTTGTTCCTAAACATGGATCACCTTTAACAACCTCTTCAAATTTGTCGGCTACTTTATTAGCCACTTTGACAACTCGAATTGGCGTGGTCATCACAACCACTTTAGTCCATTTCCTTCCTCTCTGATCTACAAGAGCAAATCGTGTTGTGTTGTCGAAGTGTCGTGTTCTGATTAATTTCATTTTGAATCTCCTAAAAGTTGGGACCGAAGTCCCGTTAAAATTATTACCAATCTGACAACCAGCCCTCTTGATTTTCCCATTTGACAAAATCCCATTTCGCTGCTTCCAGTGCGTCTTTTTTAGTCATTTCACAATTTTCTTCTAAACTCTCCGCCCAATTTTTAATCCAATTTTTCTCAAATATTTTTTGTTGTTTCTTGGTCATCTCTGGGTACAAAACATTATCTAAATTTTCCATTTTTTTCTCCTAGTTTAAGGTCTATACAGAACAAAATCTGTTTCTAATTTGTAAGCTAATTCTTTTAAAACTTCGTAAGCCTCTTGAGTTTCTGGTGTGCATTTCTCCACACCTTTTTCCTTGATTAAATTAGTAATATAGTTAAGAGCTTTAATTTCTTCCATTTTAATATTCTCCTTTTACAATCATTTTTTTATCAAACTGGCGCTGCTTCTTGTTACCTCTTTTTTTAAGTGCTTTTTCCCAACCTCTGCTAAGACTATGAACTTTTGATTTTTTATCTTTAACTTTCATTTTGAATCTCCTAGTTGTTGTGTGTTTCTCAAGTGTTGAATCTATTTTAAGACCTAATTTCAGAAAAGTAAACACTTTGCACAATTATTTTGTTATATAAATACGATTTTTTATAATAAAAAGTTATATAAGCAAATAATTTAGACAAACCGTTCTATTTGTGGTAGGATAAGCCTCAATTAAATAGGAATGATTCTTATTTACATTTACAGGAGAACTCCCTTTGGATAAAGAACTCCAAGAGTATTACGAAGAACGGTTCAACATGATGTCAACTAAAGGTTATAAAGACTTGTTGACTGATGTTGAAAGAATGATTGAAGAAAGAAATAATCTGATGGCTACTACAAGCCTTGAAGATTTAAACTTTCGTAAGGGACAGTTAGATGTCCTACATTGGCTTAGAACTCTCAAAAAACTTTCTGAAGAAGCCTGGGAGCAACTAAACGATGAGTAAGAGAATGTTTGAGTTTCGGTGTGGCGAAGGTCACATCACAGAAGAATATATTGACTCAGAGGTAAACGCTATTGAGTGTCCTGTTTGTCAATGTATGTCTCTTCGTATTATCTCAGCACCACGCATTGCGCTTGAAGGAATCACTGGTGATTTTCCTACAGCAGCCGATGCTTGGGCTAGGAAGCACGAAGAAGCAACAAGAGTCGCTGAAAAACGCAGAGGCTGAAGCGTCAGTGACATTTTTTATTTCCTACAATCACATAGTGACAGGAGTTTATACGCATGGCTCATTTTGAAGATCCGTTACAAGAAAAACTTGATTTTACACCTGATGAAGTAGGTGGTGATAATCCTAAAGTTGAATTAAAAAACGAACAGGAACCACAATTAGAGGACAACCCTGAAAGTTCTTTACCTGAAAAGTATCGAGGCAAGTCTGTTGAAGAGGTAGCTAAGATGCACCAGGAGTTAGAAAAACTCAACAGTAGGCAAGCTCAAGAGGTCGGTGAACATAGAAAGTTTGTTGACGATATGTTGAAACGGGAAATCTTACTAAACAAAAAAGAGCAACAGCCATCTCAAGAGATTGAAGAAGACCCTAACGAGAAATTTTTTAAGAAACCGACAGAAGCGATGGATGAGTATTTATCTAATCATCCAACCATCAAACAGGCACAAGAACAAGCCTTTCTGATGAAAGCTCAGTCTGCTCAACAAAACTTGCAACAACAGTTTCCTGATTTTGTAGAAATAGTAAAAGACCCTGCTTTTAAAGAGTGGGTAAATGCTTCTCCTATCAGACAAAGACTGTACGATGCTGCTGATGAGGGGTATGACTTGTCTGCTGCTTCTGAATTGTTTGGTACTTGGAAAGCTATTTCAGGTTCTAAACAAACAGAGCAACAGGTAGTCAATAATAATGAAGTTCAGGATAATAGAAGTAAATCTTTAAAAGCTGCTTCTGTTGATACTGGTACTTCTTCTATTAGTTCTAATAAAAGATATTCCCGGAAGGCAATTCAAGATCTGTTAAGAAATAACCCTGATAAATATTATGCTCACTCAGACGAAATCCTTAAAGCATATGCAGAGGGACGAGTCTATTAAATGAAAAGGAAATAAAAAATGGCACTAGGTTCTAATCATGTCACCAAGACCACTGCGGATAAGTTTATCCCAGAGATTTGGAGTGACGAAGTTGTCGCAGCTTACAAGCAAAATCTTGTTGCTGCAAATATGTTCAGCAAGATGTCTTTTAAAGGGAAGAAGGGTGATACGCTCCACATTCCTAAGCCTACTCGTGGTTCTGCTTCTGCAAAGGCAGCATCAACTCAGGTAACGCTTATTGCTGCAACTGAAACAGAAGTTCAAGTAGCTATCGACAAGCACTTTGAGTATTCACGTTTGATTGAGGACATCGTTGAGACGCAAGCACTTGCTTCTTTGCGTAAGTTCTACACTGATGACGCTGGTTACGCTCTTGCTAAACAAGTTGATACTGACTTGATTCAGCTTGGTCGAGCAGTTGGTTCAGGTACTGCTTACTCTACAGCTGCTTCAACCACTAATGCTTTCATTGGTTCTAACGGTACAACAGTCTATAACAGTTCATCATCTAACGCTGCTGCGTTGACTGATGCAGGTATCAGACGTTCTATCCAGCGACTCGATGATGCTGACGTACCAATGACAGATCGTTGTATGATTGTCCCACCATCAACAAGAAATGTCCTTATGGGTATTGCTCGATTTACTGAGCAAGCATTTGTTGGTGAGCAAGGTGGAGCTAACACAATCCGTAACGGTATGATTGGTGATCTATATGGCGTTATGTCTTATGTATCAACTAATGCTGATAGCGGTGCTGGAAGCTCTGGTGCTGACCGTATTTGCCTACTTGCACACAAGGACGCTTTTGTTCTTGCCGAGCAGATGGGTGTACGTTCTCAGACCCAGTACAAGCAAGAGTACCTCGGTACGCTATTCACATCAGATATGCTTTACGGTGTAGCTGAGTTACGTGATAGCTCTGCTGTTGCTCTAGCTGTTCCTGCTTAATTAAGTAGGTATCTCCCCAGGCTCATAAGGTCTGGGGAGTTTTATTATTGTCGTTCATCCATTAGGACGGAAGTAGGGAAACCGAAGGAACGCATCTTTCTTTATAGGAGGGTGTTATGTCTTGGCAAGACTTCTGTCGCAAGCGTGAACTTGATAATCACAAAAAACAACAACTACTTAAACTACGACAAAGGAAACACTATGTGGACTAAACCTGAATACACTGAGATGAGATTTGGTTTTGAAGTCACGATGTACATTGCAAACAAGTAAGGGCGTATCATGGCTATATTTAGAGGAGCAGGAGGACCAGGAGATGCCACAACAGATGCTGCTAATCAAGCTAGTGTAGCGTCTACAAAGGCTGCTGAAGCTGCTGCATCTGCTACTGCTGCTGCGTCCTCTGCCACTTCTGCATCAACGTCTGCTACAGCTTCTGCATCTTCAGCAACAGCATCTGCTAGTTCTGCTACAAGTGCTGCTAGTTCAGCCACATCTGCTGCTAGTTCTGCTACTGCTGCTGCAGCTTCTTATGATGACTTTGATGACAGGTACTTAGGTGCTAAGTCATCTGACCCGTCTACTGATAATGACGGTGACGCACTTTTAGCTGGTGCGTTATATTTTAATACGACAACTAATATTATGCAGACCTACACAGGGTCTGCGTGGCAGTCTATTGCTACAGGCGGTACTGGTTTACTAGCGTCTAATAACTTATCTGACGTAGCTAGTGCAAGCACATCAAGAACTAATCTTGGTGTTGCTATTGGCTCTGACGTACAAGCATTCTCATCTGTTCTTGCAGGTACTACTGCATCTTATACTACTGCTGAAAAAACTAAACTAGCTGGTATAGAAGCCAGTGCTACAGCAGATCAAACTGCTGCTGAGATAAAGACTGCATACGAGAGTAACGCAGACACTAACGCATTCACTGATGCTGACCATACTAAGTTAGACGGTATTGAAGCATCTGCTACTGCAGACCAAAGTGCTGCAGAGATTAAAACAGCGTATGAAAGTAATGCAGACACTAACGCATTTACTGATGCAGATCACACTAAGTTAGATGGTATTGAAGCATCGGCTACAGCAGATCAGACAGGTGCTGAGATTAAAAGTGCTTATGAGGGTGAAGCAGATACTAATGCATTTACAGACGCAGATCACACTAAACTAGATGGTATTGAAGCCAGTGCTGATGTAACAGATACAGCTAATGTTACTGCTGCTGGTGCATTAATGGACAGCGAGGTTACTAACCTAGCACAAGTTAAAGCATTTGACTCAGCAGATTATGTATCTAAGACATCTGCTACAGGCTCTGCTGTTATGCCATCAGGTACTACAGCACAGAGAAACGGATCACCCAGCGCAGGTAACTTACGATTTAACACAACTGATACTTCCTTTGAGGGCTACGATGGTTCTGCATGGGGTGCTATTGGTGGAGGTGGTGGAGCTACAGGTGGAGGTTCTGACCAAGTATTCTATGAGAACGGACAAACAGTCACTACTAACTACACACTAACTTCAAACACTAACGCAATGAGTACAGGTCCAATTACAATTAATTCTGGTGTGGCGGTTACTGTACCCACTGGAGGAAGGTTGGTGATTATTTAAATGGCACTAGAACTACATGGAACAACAGGCGTAAGTTTAGTACAAGATGGTGCTGGAATGCCACCGGGAACTCCGTTGCAAATAATTCATGCTACGACAACAACAGAAGTTACGTTAAATAACAACACAGAAACAGATACTACGTTAACTGCAACAATTACTCCTTCTAGCACTTCTAGTAAAATTTTAATTTTAGTAAATCATCCGACTAATCAAAAAGGTAATGCAAATAGTGGCAATAGAGGGCAATTTAGATTGTATCGAGATTCTACAGAATTAGATATTATTATGGATGGTGCTGGTTATACAGCAGCAGCTAATTATTTAAGACATAGTACATCTTTTCAATGGTACGATTCTCCTTCAACTACTTCTGCTGTTACTTATAAAACAACGTGTAAGAATGCAGAAAACGCTGCATATTATATTCTTCAAGTAAACAGTTCGCCATCAATGATGACTTTAATGGAGATAGCACAATGATTATTCAAGAGGCTATTCTTCAATTAAATCCTTCTATTGTTAAACTTATTGACAGAGTAGGTTATGACGCAAACAACAATGTCGTTGAATATGATATGGATGCTGCACAAGCGTTAATGAATTCTAAAGCATATCAAGATAGACGAGCATCTAAGTATCCATCAATCCAAGAACAACTCGATATGCAGTACTGGGATAGTGTTAATGGTACAACTACTTGGAAGGATGCTATTGCTACTGTTAAAACGGAGAATCCTAAACCATGAGTAAAGTTGTAATTCAAGGAAACGCTAGTGGGACAGGTGACTTTACCATTGCTGCCCCTAATAGCAACACTGATAGAACTCTGACGTTACCTGATGTTACAGGAAATGTAGTTACTACAGGTGACACATCAACAGTTACTGAGGCAATGATTAATGGATCTCTTGGTAAAGTGTTGCAGGTTGTTCAAACAACTAAAACAGATACGTTTACAACACAGTCTCAAAGTTTTGTAGACATAACTGGGTTAAGTGTTGCAATTACTCCGTCATCTGCTTCAAATAAAATATTAGTTTCCTACACTATTCAAGTAGGAACAAATGGTTATTGTGATATTAGATTACTCAGAGGATCAACAAATATCGCACTAGGGGATGCAGCTAGTCCAAGAACACAATCTACTACTCATCAAGGTGGGCCAGTTGCTACTGCTTCAGAGACGTTTGCAATTCAATGGTTAGACAGTCCATCAACTACATCCGCAACAACCTACAAACTACAAGGAGCAGTTCCGTATAGTGCTTCTTATATCTTAACAATAAACAGAACTGGTGCTGATTACGCTCAAAGTCACGATGCAAGAACAGTATCTACAATAACAGCAATGGAAATATCAGCATGAATCACAAAGCTATTTACGCACTTTATCCTAATGTTGTATCTGTCGATGATACTGCTGGAGCAACAGATGCTAACGGTAACTCAGTCACAGTAGACATGGATGCAGTTAACGCATGGGTTGATCCTGACGCATACAAGTTTAGTAGAGTGTCTGAGTATCCAGCAATAGGCGATCAACTAGACGCACTGTATCACGCTGGTGTGTTTCCTGATGACATGGCTGCACAGATTCAAGCAGTTAAAGACAAGTATCCAAAAGGTTAATTATGAGTACAATCGCGGTCAATGCAATTACTGATGCTAGTTCTGGTAACACAACAACCATCAATGGAGTCACGCCTAATACATCTAACGTAATCGGTAAGAATAAGATTATGAACGGTGCAATGACTATTGACCAGAGGAATCTTGGTGTTGCTGTTACTACTACCTCAGGATACACATTAGATCGATGGAGAGTGTATGAACAATCTGCAGGAGCAATGTCTTTTCAACAAGTTGCTGACGCTCCTGATGATTTTAAATATTCTTTAAAAGCAACTACTACAACAGCAGATGCGTCTGTAGATGCGTCAGATTACAATGTAGTTTTACAGCGTATTGAAGGCACTTCTGTTTCTGATTTGAATTATGGAACATCGGCTGCTAAAACAACTACGTTATCTTTTCATGTTAAGTCATCATTGACAGGAACATTTGGTGGTTCTTTTCGTAATAACGGTGGTGATCGTTCGTATCCTTTTACATACACAATTAGCAGTGCTAACACTTGGGAAAAGAAAACAATCACTATTGCTGGAGATACTACTGGAACATGGCTAAACACTACAGGAATGGGATTACAAGTTAATTTTGGTTTAGGCGTAGGTACTACTTACACAGGAACTTCTGGAGCATGGGTAGGCGCAGGTAATTTTTCTGCTGATAGTTCTGTTAATGTTATTAGTACTTTAAACGCAACATGGCAAGTTACAGGAGTTCAGCTAGAGGTTGGCGACACAGCTACTGAGTTTGAGCATAGACCATACGGGATAGAGTTGGGATTGTGTCAAAGGTACTATCAACAACCAATAGATAGCGGATTAGATTTCTTTGCAGGATATTTTGTAAACGGTAACTATGGTCCAGGTGTTTTTGATACATGGGTTGTTGAGATGAGGACAACACCCACGGTAGTTTTAACTCTTGGTAGTTTAAACGCTGTCGGTAGTGTATCTGTCAATTATTTTGACAAAAAAAGATTTCACTTGAATCCAACTGCTAACGCTACTAGTAATGGTTTTTATTATGTAGCTAAATTAACAGCAGATGCGGAGTTATAAATGTACAAGATAAGAGAGAAAAATTTAATTACTGATGAAACTATGGCAGGAATTATTCGTACATCAGACGGTGCAATCATTCCTGATGATGAAGCTAATACAGATTGGCAGGAATATCAAAAGTGGTTAGCAGAAGGCAACACGCCTGATCCAACAGACTAATGAAAAACTTTGACTTAGCTACGTTACTTGCTGGAATCATACCAGTAATGCTTGCTGCAATGTGGTGGGTTATTAGTAACGTCAATGAGTTAAGAGGTGAGATACAATTGTTGCAAGCTAACATGATGATGTTAGTAGATCCACAAGGACAGATTATTCCTAGTCCTGGTAATGCTTTTGCAAGACATGAGTTAAAAGAAGAGATATTTCAAAGATTTGCAGACTTACACGTTAGAGTAAAGTTACTGGAGGCTAAGAGTGAAGAAGGACAGTAGACTAGAAAGAGCAGGTGTATCAGGGTTTAACAAACCTAAACGTACACCTAACCATCCTAAGAAGTCTCATGTTGTTGTGGCTAAAGAGGGTGACAAGGTTAAGACTATAAGGTTTGGTCAGCAGGGTGTATCAGGCGCAGGTAAATCACCTTCATCATCAAAAGAAAAAGCCAGGCGTAAATCATTTAAAGCAAGACACGCTAGTAATATATCTAAAGGTAAGATGTCAGCAGCATACTGGGCTAATAAGGTGAAATGGTAATGGAAGATTTAAACCAACAGATAGGTAGGCTAGAAGCACAGGTAGAATCTTTACAGCGTCAGATGGAACAGTTGCGTATAGACGTTCAAGGAATGACTGAGCTAGTAACTAAATGGAAAGGTGCTGGTGTACTGCTATTAATACTAGGTGCTTCCTTTGGGTGGCTAGTAGACCTTATCCTTAATAGATGACTAAAAAATACTTGATTTTATTGTCAATATGTGCTATAATATCCTTACAAGGATGTACGGCTTTAGGTATTGCTAAAGCTATAATGCCAGGTAAATCTGGTACTAATGTCAATGCTAATGCTCAAGTAGGTAAAGAGAATACACAGCAGGTAGTAGGTCAACAAGACAACACCAAGATCGAAGGTGAGAATGTTAATGTTAGTCAGAAGGAAAATGACACCAGCATTAACACATCTAAAGTAGATAGCCTAGTGCAAAATAATACTAATGTACCGATGTGGTACTTATTGTTGTTGGTATTAGGGTGGTTACTTCCTAGCCCACAAGAGATCTGGGCAGGGTTTGTCAACTCAATAGAAAGAATAATTCATGGCAAGAAGCGTAACAGCCGTAAAAACAAGAACAAACGATAGCGCAAAGGTTGATATGTATACTGTTCCAGCAAAGAACACTGCTGAGATACATATGATTTATATCTTAGCTACTGCCGGTAATGAGGACGCAGACTTGTACTGGTATGACAGTCACTCAACAACAGAGTATCCGTTAGCTCATGCTAAGACATTACAAGCAACTAATGGTGAGTATTTGTTGTTAAAAGACTTACAGATAGATTTAAAAGAGAACGATGTAATTCGTGTTAAAAATAGCGGCACATCAAGCACGATTACTTACATAGTAACTATGGAATTAAAACCATCATTAGCAACACAATTTCACTCATAGGAGATAGATATGCCAGGATACGGATACGGTAAAAAAATGAAGCCAATGAAGAAAAAG